ATCAGATCATCGAAAACCCATGCAAGTACTGAAGGTAGCTAGTGGTGCCGGGGTTCTAACCCCGGCACCGCCAGGATCACTCAGTGCAAAGTGATTCAGAAGTGGAGAGATACAGTGAAAGCGCGGTTTGGGGCAATGCTGTCGGACGGGCTCAACGGCGTCATTCACGCCACATCCGATGGGAACTGGTCCTACATCCGAGAGAACTTCACGCTGTGTGGCCGAAAGGCTCGTGGTGTCCGCCACAACATGAACTCTGACGTGGAGATCACCTGCAAGACGTGCATCAAGGTGGGTTCCAATGACTGAGGTCGAGTACCTGTCTCCGGGTGATGTGTGGGCTAGTTGGCCGGCCAGGCTGCGGAACGTGCGGGCAGCGGTGGCGTACTGGCAGAGCGGCGGTGCGCATGACTTCCCCAAGACGTGGCAGGACTGGCGTCCGTACGAATTCGCCTTCCGATGGTTGGTGGACGTGACGATCTGCCCGGGAGCGGCTTACACGCTGCACTACTCGGACGGCTCGTGCGAAAGGACCATCAGCTACGACACGGTGGCAATCTTGCGTAACTGAGTGGTTTGCGTCATTCATCAGCTTCAACAGTGGTGGGTGGCGCTGCCCATTCAGGGCAGCGAGAGGAGAGAAAGACATGAGCACTCGGCACTTCCACGCGGGTTGGCACTTTCCGGAAACCGCACCGGAGACGCCGTTCCGCATCTTCGAGACCATGGGCGAGGCTTCCGATTTTCTGATCGGGCAGGCTGAGTCGGAAGAAGAATGTGCGTGTGACGAGAACCTGATGGATGGCATCGAAGACTGCTGCAATCTGTGTGTGGCTGTCTCGGAGCTCCGACAGGTGGAAGGTGACATTGACAGCGTAATGCTGGAAACGCTCATCTACACGATTTACGCATGCGAGAACGACTGCCAGCGCTGACGGTCTTCGAGTGCGGCCCGCCGAAAGGCGGGCCGGCTAGTGGGCAATCAGCCTAGAAAGGGGAGTCATGGATGTCGATAGTGGACGTCTGAGGGCCGTGAAGCGTAATGCTGAACGGCGCTACCGCAAGGCGGTAGCTGATGGTGAGTTGAAAGTTGCGGTGGCGTTGGCTGAATCGCTGTTTCTGGCGGAGTACGGCGGAACACCAACAACCATGCCCGACCTGTGGACGGCTTTTGAATCACGGCTGTTCGCAGAATGCGCTGAAACCTGAAAGATTCCTTGCTGTGCGCGCTTCGGCGCGCACGGTTTGGTGTCTGTCATGGAGGCAGGCGGAAGGGAACAACAATGGCTGTAGAGATTGTGGACGGTGTCAAGGTTGCGTCAGTGGAGCCTTTCACCCGGCACAGTGGTCCGCAGGCCGGCACTACACATCCGCTGGTTAACAGGCTGATACTGGAAGATGGGCGGAAGTTTTACCACTGCAAGGTGTGCGACTACGTGTCATCCGTGAGCGGTAACGCGACCATCCATGCCAAGCGCAACCATCAGGCAGAAATGCAGGGGGAAGCAGTACCGGAGCCTGCTGTTTCGGAATCTTCGGCACCAACCCCCGCGAATCTTGCCGGGAAAGCGGTCATGGAGATGACCGTGGGTGAGCTTCTGGAGTACGGGACAGATATGGCGGCTCTGCGCGAACGCGCGGAGACTGCGGAAGCCAGGGTGCGGGTTCTGGAAGAGCAGTTGGACCGTGTAAAAGCGTTGCTGAATCTGTGAGGTCCATTGCCGGCCAAGCCCTAGGGCTTGGCCGGTTTTGAATCTGCCAGACGGGCAGAGAACAGGAAGGGGAGCTATGCAGTACGCAGTGAACCTGAATAACCCCGCCGGATCCATGCACGTGGAGGTGGAAGCACCGGACTGTCACACGGCGGTTTTTCGGGCGTACCCGGCAATTTTGGAGGCGCTGACCGCCGATCTTAAGCGGGGCCTCATGACCGAGACTCAGCACAAGATGCGCGTGGCCGACGTCAGCGCCAACAATGTCACGGTAACCGTTCGCGAGGTTCGGTAATGGCTTTCGAGCGGGTCTGGCGCTGGGTGAACTCCGCCGAGCTTTCGCCGCTCCGATGGTTGTGCCCCGCATGCCAGGAGATTCGCGAACACTTCTACATGACACCATCGGGCATGATGTGCGGCGGATGTCATCAGAAGATAGCTGATCGGGTCATGGTCAAGCTGGCTTGGGACAATTCCACTAATTCCGCATCGTTCACGTGGGCTGGTCTCGGTGGCGGAAAAATCTTCATGAGTGCTGCCGATGAGTGGGTGGTGGAAGGCGGTCCCAAGTCTGCTGCCGACCAAAAGTGGACTCTGGCTTTGACTCGGTGGGCTCAGAGCATGGGCTACCTCGGTCCCGACCCGTTCAGCCGTAACGATTGGGCGGTGTTCCACCTGGAGGCTCCAGAGGCGGTGCCGGACCCTGGATGAGTGAACGGGTTCCTTTGGGTGCGTCCCTTCGGGGACGCACTTATAGGTGTCTGCTCACTGATGGGAGGGACGTGGATGGGTGTCACATACAAAGTCGTAGAGGCTGTCGTGACGTTCATTAGGGCAGGAGTGTATGAGGTCCCGATGCAGGAGCGTTTTGTGTGCAACGAACATCTGTCTCCCGAATACTGGGCGATCCTGGTGGCACAGCGCTGTATCGGGATAGGCTGGATCCCCAAAGGCAGTATCAGGCTGATAACGGTGTGTTATGTCTACGATGAAACAGGAGGTGCAGATGGCTGCGAAAGCGAAAGTCTACCACGACGAGGTGGACCGGCTGAAAGGCGCGCTAGCGCTCACAGCGGAGCGGTTGGGGCTGAAAGACAAGAACGAGAAGTGGGTGATTCTCCCCGGCTCTATCAAACGAAACCTCGGGTGGAAGCTGGTGGTCGCTCGCGGAGACAAGCTGGTCGCCGTGGATTTTTTGCCCGGTGGAAAGCTCGGCGACACGGCAAGAGAGGCAGCGGCAACGCTGGTTAACATCAACAACGCCTGGTTGTACCTGGCAGGAAGGATCCGGAGTGGCTCTATCAAGCTTTGATCCAGACAAGGCATACGCAGAGATCATGGAGGTTCAGCAGGCTACACGCGATGCACTGCACCTGGACTTGGACCCTGCCCACACGTTGATATCTCGAATGTCCGCAGCGTGGGAGGATCTCAACCAGTGGATGTGCGCCGGCGGCGCTCCGCCAAAGGCGTGGGGTGTTCTCAGCAAGATTCCGGAGGTGACAGCATGACGTGGAATGACTTCGCCTGGTTCATGGTCGGGGCGTCGGTCACGGCGACTATCGGAGGTCTGGCGTTCATTCGGTTCCTGTACAAGATGAACAAGGGTCTCTGAACTACCGCCCCGTAGGCTCTTGCCTACGGGGCTTTCACCTGTCACACTGCCAGCAACTCGAAGGGAGGGGGAACATGAATGCTAACGCTGCCTGGATGGCTGGCTTCGCGATCAACATCGCGCTTTTGGCACTGGTGGGGGTCGTGCTGGTCAAGGTCTATTCCAAGCTCAAGCGGCGCGGCCAGTAGTGCATGTCCTGTACGTCATGGGGCTGTTCATTCTGGACGCCTTGTTCGTGTGGATGGTCCTGTGGTTCGCATACACCCAGATAGGGAGGTGGTTCCGGTGATGGATCCGGACACGCTGGGAAGGTCTCTGAGCATCGCTCAGGGCATGCTGTGGGGGCTGGCAGTCGCGGGGGTGGCTCTGGTGGCCGGCATGGCGTGGGGGCGGTTCAGGGGCTGCAAGAGGTGAAACATTTCCTGATCGTGTTCTCTAAAACGGACGGTTTGATTCTTCTCAAAGCCTTCCGAGAGGACGAGGCCCGGGAAGCTATCCGACAGCGGTTCGAGTACGAGCGACTGAACCAGGGCTTGCAAGTGCAAAATGATGTGGAGGTGGTGGTACTGATGGCCGCCTCTGTGGCCACTCTCTTTAGGACACACGGCCGGTACTTCGCCTGAAGAGCACTAGAGCCCCCGCTTCGGCGGGGGCTTTTGTCGTTTAGAGGCCTTTCCAGGATCTTGGCTTCTTCGGCGGATCATCGCGTGAGTTGGCAGTGAAAACCAGAGTGGTGATACCGGCTTTCTTAGCGGCTTCGGCGCAATGCGTGGCCCCACTCGACCTGTCTTTGATGAAGGCGAGACACAGGCCGGCACCAAGAGCAACCATCTCCTCATTCCGGCGCAAACCCGCATTGGGGCAGTAGCTGACAGTCTGACCGGGGTGCTTCTTCCGATGCCCTGGGGTACAGGAAACCACGCACGGCCCAAGCCAGTCAGCAGGGTGAGCCTCCACCTTCCACCCGAGCCCTGAGGCGATTTCAGCCGCTGTCCTGTCCGCTCCCTTAGCTCCCCCATGGACAAGCGTGTACGGTCCCAGACCGACCCTGTGGAGCCGTTCTAGCAGTGTCCTAATCAGGTCGTCATCGGTCCACCTCCGGGACCCGGTTATCAAGATCCTCATGCGCGTAGTGTAGACCCATCGCCCTGGCCTTGCAGCCAGGGCTTTTGCTTGACCCAGTCGGTAGTAACTGTTACGGTTGTTCCTGGCAACACCATGAACATTTACTCCGGAGGTGCTACTGTGACCAGCATGACTCGCGCACTCACGGCGACCCGTATTTCTCAGCGCAAGGACGACAGTACCTCTCTGACACGCCAGGACAACGCCTGTGACCGCCTTACCGATAGCCGTGGGTGGGAGGTCATTGGCAGGGCTGTAGACGATGGTGTGAGCGCCTCCAAGGTGAGCCCATTCGACCGGCCGAAGTTGGGTCCGTGGCTCACGGACCCTGTGCTGATCAACAAATATGACGTGATCGTGTGGTGGCGTCTGGACCGTGCGGTCAGAAGTATGCGGGATCTTCACGCACTGGCCGGCTTCGCCAAGGACCACAACAAAAAGCTGATGTTCACTGAGGGTCCTGGGGGTGGGGCTCTCGAATTCGACATGTCCACACCGCTATCCGCCCTCATTATGACGGTTCTTGCCTTTGCCGCTGAGATGGAAGCACAGGCGATCAAAGAGCGGGTCCAGTCCTCCCACGACTACTTGGCCACACAACCGCGATGGGCTTCCGGGGCTCCGCCTTACGGCTACCGCATCATTGACCGCATGGTGGATGGCGTTGCTCGCGGGAAAACGCTGGAGCTCGTGCCGGAAGAGGCCAGAATTCTTCAGGAAATCGCGGACTACCTGTTTGGTGGCGAATCCTTGTGGTCTGTCGCGCGCCTTCTCAACCAAGCTGGAGTGCCTGCACCGAAAGCAGGATCGGCGTACGTAGACCGCACACCTGAGTGGCACCCCGCAACCCTTGGGGAGATGCTCCGATCGGAAAAGCTGCTTGGATACAAGGTATCCAAGGGTCAGGCGGTTCGCACCGCAGACGGAGAGCCCGTAATCATGGCAGACCCTGTCTTTGATGAAACAACCTTCCGCCGGCTTCAGCACGTTCTGAAGGAACGCAGCAATTACGGGAGCCACACGCGCAATACAGCGCCCCTTATGGGGATCGCATTCTGTGGCATGTGTGGTGGGCCGGCCTACCGACAGCCTGAATATGTGAACAAAAAGACCGGTCGCAAGCGGAGGGGTTTCTATCTCTGCTACGGCAAGTGGCAGCAAGGCACTACCTCCTGCAAGGGTGTTCGCATCTTCGAGGAAGACCTGATGCAGCGGGTTAACCAAGCATTCTTGGAAAACATAGGACCGCTGGACCGCCCGGAGAGGCAGTTTGTTCCTGGCAGCGACCACATGGCAGAGCTTGAGGGTATTGAGCAGGCTCTGAAGAATCTGCGCGCCGAATCTGACGCGGGCCTAGTCTTGGATCAGCAGGAATACATCAACCGCTTGACCGCGTTGACCACGAAACAGAAAAACCTCGCCGCGTTGCCCGCAGAACCAGACCGGTGGGAGGAGAGGCCTTCGGGCAAGACGTGGGGTCAGTGGTGGGAAGAGTCTGACGTCGATGCTCGCCGAGATCTGCTGCTGTCGGCAGGCTTTAGGGTGTGTCTGCTGCCTGGTGGTGATTCGGTGGCCTACTGGCCCGGTAAGTCTAGGCTGACCCTGGAAGAGTTTCTAGAAAGCATGAAGGGATAACGAAGAGCCCCCGGCTAATGCCGGGGGCTTCATGCTTCGCAGTCTCGTCCGCAGTCGTCACAGACACAATCATCAGCGGCGATGTGCCCGCCACAGGCGGGACAGGCATAACACAGTGGCAGCCCCATAAGCGCGTACTCGGGATCGTCACAGATGTAGCAGCCGGCCCGCTGGATCAGCGGGTCTGGGGTCGTGGTGAAGTCGTCCAGCAGAAGAGCGTAAGCGGGATCATCGGAGCTAGTCTTCATCGTATTCACCGTTCTCCTCTTCTTCCATCTTCCCCCGCTCACATCCTGACCAGCAGTAGCAACCTTCCGACTCGCTTTCACCACAGCACCAGCAAGGGTCGTCCGGTTCAGTCTTCAATGTGTTCTCCCAAAGCTAGGGCCAAGACCAGGAACGTATAAGCACCAAACACCCAACGGATAGCCGTTGGGGCTTGCCCAGAGATGGCGACAAACGCCATACAAAACAATTGTGTACAAAGACTGAGCCATTTAGTGAAGACTAGCATTTCGGCAGCACCAGACCGCTAAGGGTCTTGCCTTTCATCATCTCTTCCCATCCCGAAGCCAGAGCCTGTGACATCTCGTAAAGGTCTTCATATGCCTTCATCAGCTTGGGAGTGTTGTCAATAACACCCTTGACCGCCCAATAGATGTGCTGGTGGCAAGGGGCTATCCAGGCGTCTTCATTTAAGAATTTCCCAAGCGCTGCAACCGACTCCTCCAGGATTTGCCACTCGTTCTGAAATTCAATCGCCGGCTTGCTGGCTTTCTTCGTATTGCTCACGATTTACCGCCGTTCCTGGCTCCCGGTGCTGACAGTCACACCAGGTGCCCTCTGGGCACCGAAAGCGCTTCCACGTCGACTTTGTATGCATGCTCCCCGGCATGCTGGCTGCTGCGCAGTGCTGACACCAATCACAAACCATTAGTCACCTTCCCACTGTGCTAGAAGTTCCGCCGCTGCTTGTGCATTGGATCGCGCCTTACGGCGCGGCGTCGGATTCTCTCCACCCAAAGTGTTCTGCATGCGCCGAAGAATCCGGTTGACACGCTGTCGAGCTGCATCAGGAGTGAGCCCAAGATGGCTTGCCACATTCGCGTATCCTTCCTCTTCGTCCAAGTCGCCTTTGAAAGCCCACCAGATGATTTGATAGTCCGAGTCCGACAGGGTGAGTAGGGCAGTCTCCACATCCACCCACACCGCACGATCCGGAAAGTTCTCGTAGTTCTCGTTCTCCCCGATGGCTTCCAGAATCTGCACGATCATGTGGCGGAACAGTTTCGGCCCGTAGTAGAACAGATCGTCCGGACGGTAGCCAAGCCTTGCGGCTTTGACCTTTTGCGAGTACAGCGAGCAAGCTTTCATCACTGCTCTGGTGAGCCGGCCTTTGCCGGCCTGCCCCTGGAACTGCCACTCAGCCATCTTCTTGGGGGAGGAGTAAATGCACAGCCACGCTTCCTGTATCAGGTCGTCCAGCTCCACATAGTTATGAAAGCGACCCCGCACGCGCCTTGCCGCAGAATAAACGATCTTGCTGACTTCGTCAGCGCCCCACGGCTCGGGTTCTTCAGTAGGCTGAACTTCCATCAAGTCTCTTCGTGTCTCGAAACCAACCCTTGCAGTCCTGGCATTGGTATTGCTGAAATTTGGATATGGCAGTGGTTCGGAAACCACGCTTCTGAGGCAGATTGAGCGAACCACACCGGGGACAGCCAGCGTGACCGTCCATCAACCTCATGTTGGGGTGCTTCTTGATCCACGGCAGAAAGATGGGGTACAATTGGTCTGTGAGCCAGACGTCACGGCGGTTGTATTTCTCCATCAAGGCCCACGCTGCCTCATCCCCAGCCATGCAATCCACCCAAAGCTGGTGGCCGGTATGCGGGAGCTTGTTCGCGCCGAGAAGCTGGCCGGCCACATAGTCGAGCTTGTTGGACGGGAACAGGAATTCTCTGCGCGAGGTTTTCAGCAGGTCCAGGCTCTCGAAAGGCTTGGGCGGACCGTAACCGGCATAGAGGAATTCTCGTTTAAGATGCGGGATATCAAACTTATCGCCGTTCCAGGTGACCACCGCATCAGCACGATCAATAAAATCCCAGATACGATCCAGCGTCCCGCCGAAAGCGGGACCCCGGTCAAAGAAGATCGTATCCTCGCCGTGCCATTTAAATGCAGCACACAAAAGCTTTGGTGAATCTTGTATCTGGTTCAGTCCAATAGACTGATTTCCGTACAACTGCCAGACGTGCGCTTTAATCGGTGTGAGTTCTAGATCAATAGTCAAGACTTGCACATGCTACCTCAACGAAACAATGTAGGATATGGCGAACATTACAAAAAGAATGACATACATCGCAGCCAGATCCCTCATGGTTCCGTTGATCACTCCGGATCGCCCCTGCCCATGGTGACGAGTGGGATTTCAGTGTCCTGATTCATGTTCGAAAACCACTTCCCGCCTGGCCTGGTAAGGCCCTCGGCCTTCGCCGCTAGCGCGGCTTTAGAGGCTTCCTCTGTCTGCTGGTCGAGCTCTGGTACCTCTGGATCCTGCTGGACGCTCACGGGGGCTCTTAGAGGCCTTCCTACTGGCTGCCATGTGGTATGGGACAACTCTTGTGCGATCTCTCGGAAAATCTTGGCCAACTTGGCGGGGCTTCGCCCCGTCACAACCCACGACACAGACCGCTCACCACGGACCACCTGTATGCGAAGGCCATCAGAGTTTTCGTCGATTCCCCAACTGAACTGCGGGGCTGTCATGTTTCCCCCGTTTGACTTTCTTCTAGTTTTATGATATCCCAGCAGACCGATGCCGCAAAGCGATTTTCTTCGCCACCGTAGGTGCCGTGGACCCAGCCGAGATACGAGGTCTTGTCCGGAAAGAACTTGACCGCCCGCCTGGCTGCTTCCTCCCACCAAAGCGCGGCATCCTTGCTGTGGGGCATGTCTTTGACCAGCTTTTCAGCAAAGAGGTTCGCCTTATCGGAGAATCCTGTCAAAATAATCGCGTCCCTCCTTCAGGAACATGGAGTTAACATCTTGCTTGGGCGGCATCATGACAGCCTCTGCCGTAGGGATTTCAGCCATGAGGTGTGTCCGGAATCCGTGGCCGGCGTCGTCGCCGTCACAGAAAATGTAGACTCGGGTGAAGTCTTCGAACAGTCGTCGCCAGTGTCGTTTCCAGGTGTTTGCTCCGGGGACTCCGACCGCCGAATAGCCAAGTTGAGTGAGAATGAGAGAGTCCAATTCTCCTTCAGCAATGCAGATCCGGGAACCTGCTGAGACAAGGAATCCAGCACCGTAAATCCGAGGAGTGACGCCAACCCCTCCAAGGTACTTGGGACAGGATATCTCTCCGCAATCGTGGCCCCGGATGCAGCGGTAACGAATATCGACAACCCCGGATTTTGTGAGGTAGGGTATGCTGAGACGCTCACCTGCTGCGTTGGGATCACCCGGAATGGATTCATCGACTACCCCTAGTCTGGCCGAAACGGCGCTGTCCGCCGAAATTCCTCGTTCCGTCAAATACTCGCTTGCCTGGCTGATGTTGCGGTGGTAACGGGCTGTCTTCGATTCCAGCGAGGTCCTTTGCTCTTTGGTAAGCATCCTTCCAATCGAGTCCTTCAAAGTCGTGGAGCAAACGGGGAGCGTCACCCTGAACACCACAGGCGAAGCATTTGAAATAAGTCTCGTAGAAGACAGCGGAAGGGTTGGACTCGTTGTGAAAAATACAGATCAGCTTGCGCCCAACCCCAGCGCTGGTGTCCAAGCCCAACGCCTCAAGCGTTGGGCCGATGGGAATCTCAATCCGCCGGTCGGAGGTCACGGAGCAGCCGTGTATTTGGCGTAAGTGTGCCGGTGGTCAGAGGCACTACCCAAGCCCACACGTCGTGAATATAAAGAACACGCCAAGCAAAACCGTAGTCAATGTGTTTGACTATATCCCCGACCTTAATGACAGGTCGCTTAGGGGTGAAGGTAACCGTAACATCCCATTCGGAAGCGTTGAACGTGTTCTTTGCGCCGTCCATAGACTTCTCACGAACCTGGTATCGCGGGCCGGCCACACTGTCGTAGGTGGTGACGTCAAAAGGATTCAGAAACACGCGCTCTTCGTTGGGTGGCTCAGGACATATCCGGTCACTCACTACAGATCCTCCAAGTATTGGATGACGAACGCTTTGCCGATGGGCTTGCCGGGGTTTTTGACTACCAAGACTGGCGTTGGGTGTCCTGGTAGGTCACTAGCTTTGGCGTAGTTGGCTGCTTCTCGGTGTGCTTGGTTGAGCCACTCTCCAAGGTTGAGAGACGACTTTCTATCGCGGCGAGCCTTGCATTCGATGATGACTCCTGAGCCGTGATCGATGAAGATATCGCCCTGGTCAAATCGTCCAGCTCTTGCCAGTCGTCGAGCGACAAGACCCCGCGATCGCACATACTCCACAACGTCAGTCTCAAAGTCCGTACCGAGTCGGCGAGGGTCATTAGCCATCAATTTCCTGTAGTGTTGCTAGCGCAGGGTCTATAAGAAATGTCACGTAGGTGCGGCCCGAGCTGTCAGCGAAACCATCGCGGTTCTTCACCGGAGCCACATAGAACACGCCGGCCACGTGAGCAGTAGTCAAAACCATCACAGGAAGCTTGCTGATCTTGTTGATCAGCGCCGACAGGGGCTGACAGGGGTTTCCTGGCGTGTTCTCCGAGGTATGCGAGGCGACCAGGACAGCGGCCCCCGACTCACGCGCCACACGATCCAGAAAACGCACAATGTCTTCATCAGTCGTGTACGAGCCGTTGTCATAGTCAACCTTCATCAGAACGTCTACGATCACCAGGTGGGGCATCTCGCCCCACAACTCCTCAAACGCCGCAACCTCTTCAGTGATGTCCTCCAAGGTGGGTGAGGGAGAGAAAGACCAGCGCACCCAATCCATGTCCCCGAGTACGCCGGCTGCCCAATCAGGATCCTGCAACGCCTTGGTCCGCATCATCGTGGAGTCGACCCGAAGCCTTTTCGCCAGCATGCGGGACACCACGGTCATCTCGTTGGAGTCGTTGGAGAAATACAGGGTGGGTACTCGCATCTCGTCCATGAGGTTGAGCAGAAACATGGTCTTCATGGATCCGGGAATACCCGATACCAACGTCACACCACCGCGATAGAACCTGATGCCCCGATTCTTCAAGCTGGCGTACACGTCCGGCAGAGGCTCTCCTGTGCTAACACCGCGCCGAACAATGCGGGCCAGCTTGGAGCTCACGCCTGCTGCTTCCAGGAACCGTCTTTGTTGTGCCAGATGGTGATGGCCCGGCAACCCCGCTCCGGACACGACATGCGACCACTGATCTCCTTGCCGCCGGACATAAACGGCTCGTTATAGACCAGGGCTGCACCGTGCTGTGGGCAAACGGCGCTAGGAGCGCCGTGTGGAGGCGGAGAAACGCTCTGGGTGGGCCGATAGCTGCTACTCTTCTGATAGCCCCCTGACGGGGCTGTGGAGCTCTTGGACGGGCCGTTCAAAGCCTGAAACCGCGATGCCGACGCAATGACCTTGCCGTGAAGCCCCTGAATGTCGATGTCGTCGAGCAGGCGGTTGGCCTCATCCACATCCTTGGCGTGCAACACCACCCACGAGGCATCGAATCCTGCGCCGGCCTTCATAGTCACAGTCACGCGGTCACGGTCGCTGAGTCCTTCTTCCGGAATGTCCTTCTCCATACTGGTCTCGTCCCAAGGGTCCTTCATCTGTGTCCTTACTTGTCCTTATTGGGGTTAAGGTTGTCATACAGTCTGGTTACGGGCGTATCGCCCGATTGCAGGTAGCAGGCATCTGCCACGGAACACCGGTTGCAGTCCGCAGAGCGGACCGGCAGGAAGACTCGATTTTCCACACCACGCACCCACGCCTGTGCTAGCTGGTCTACGGTCGCCAGGGTCCAGGCCGAGGTGTCCACCACATGCGCGTAGCCGTCCTTGAACATGTAGTTGGCTGCTGTGATGCCCCGGTGGACCGGGTCCCTGGTGTAGGCGTTCCGGTTGAGCCACAGGTCTACGAGCACCGAGTACATGCCGAGCTGCTGATCGCTGTCTGGCCGGCGGGAGCCGCTCTTGAGGTCCCAGACCTCGTACGTTGTCTTACCAGTCCGGTAGAGTCGATCCACGAAACCTTTGACTTCCAGGCCCGAGGGCAGTACCGTAGACACATCGAGCTCAACCGCAACCAGCGTGCCCGGAAAACTTGTGGAGGCCCACTGTTCTAGGTAGTCTTGACCTCTGGTGAACCAATGTGCGTAGGTCTGTTTGGCGTGGCCATAACCGGCAGCCAGCCATTGCGAGTCGTCAGGCCAATCTGCCCGAGCGCGCTCAATCTCGTCCTGGAATGCTTCGATGAACAGTTCCGAAGGTGAGGCCCCTTGACCTCTATCCCAAAGCTCTGTGGCGGTGTGTATCGCTGATCCCGCAATCAGGTACCAGGCCGGCGGTTCCGGAAACTTCAACACCTTGCGAAGTTCATATGCCTTGCCGCAACGCGTGAACGCGTTGACGGCGCTGTGCGATGTATGCTTAGGTGTAGTCATGGTCCCGCATTCTTTGGACGCCTTCCGCGCTTACCGGTTCCGTAAGGATCTGCGCTCTTTGGTATACCGAATGGCCGGCCGCCCCAGACGCCTTCTGACCGGGAGTCGTATGCCGACAGTGTACAGTCATCGGATACAGGGCAGTCCAGGCAATATCTCCGCCATGCCGCATCCGGTCGATTGTAAAGTGCCTGATTCGTGGGGAAGAAGATGGTTATGTCGGCACCCTGACATGCTGCTTGAAGACGCCACAGCAGACCTTGACGGTTGACCCATCGTGGTAGACCTTCTTGCTTAACCGCTTCGACACACCGGCAACGAGCAGCGGGGTGCGCCAGCGTTCGTTTACATTTCGGGCATTGATCACGTTTCAGCCACGACAGGGCTTCCGGTGACATAGAGAGCCAGAACCACTCTTTATATTTGCCCTGCTCAAGTAGGGTGAGGTCGTAGTTAAGAGTCATCCCGTTCTGTGCCATGCCTCAAGGTACTGAGGTGGCGATCACCCTGTCAAGGCAGCATTTTTACGTAACGATCGGGTAACAATCATCCCGTCGAGTTGACAAGCTGCCTGAGCTCGTGATATCCTACTGAAACCGGGAACCGGTTATATAGCTTTTAGGGCCGGCATCAAGCCGGCCCTTTTATTGGTTTGGCGGAGCCCTAGAAGGCTCCGTAAAGTCTGTTCATGCGGACGATCAGTTCAAACATCCGCGTTGTGGAGACTCCCGAAGATCTGCCAGCCCTATTGGGCTGGCTCAACCACCAGTCTACCGTTGCGCTGGATACCGAGACCACCGGTCTCGACATCTATTCCCCAAACCACCGAATACGTCTGCTTCAGCTCGGCAACCCACGTGAAGCGTGGGTTATTCAGGTCGAGAAACCACACATGCACTCCGTGGCCCTCGAAGTGATAGGCAAGCTGTTAGCCAATCGTATCCGAATTGTTATGCATTTCGCCAGCTACGATATTCAGGTGTTGTGCCGGCACTACGGTTTCGATCCTGAAGCTCTCTGGCCCGCCACCAGGTGCACCAAAATCATATCACATCTGGCAGATCCCCGTGGCCGTGAAGAAGGTGGTGTAGGTCACAGTCTTGAAGATCTCGCCGAGCGCTACCTTCCGAAGTCCCGCAAGTTGGGAACCACTCTACGTGAGGAGTTCGCCAGGCTCAAGGCTTCCGGAGAGATTCCTAAAAACACTCCGTTAGCACGCATGTTCGAAGTGATGCCGATCGACAACTTGGTGTATCTGCTGTATTCGGGCACTGACACGATCGTGACAGCACAGCTTGGAGCACATCTACTTACTGATGCTTTCATGCGAAGATTCGGCCACCTGGTGGTGTTCGAACACAAACTCGCCAAACTCGTGTCACAGATGGACGCCAGGGGCTTTCTCCTCGACGTCGAGTACACCGAGAATCTGAAACAGACACTCATAGCCACGGAGGTTCGCTGTAAGGCATTGGCAAGGGAGCTTGGCTGCGACAACATCAACTCCCCGGTCCAGGTCGCCGAGGCTCTAGAGCCTCGGGGCATCAAGCCAGACCGCACCACACCCACAGGCAAGCCGGCTGTAGACAAAACCCTCTTGAAGGCGCATCTTGGAGACGACTTGGTGCAAGCCATCGTGGAGGGAAAGAAGGCTCGAAAGTGGCGAACGACGTGGATAGAGAAGTTCCTGACACAACAGGACAGTACGGGACGTGTACACCCATCGACGTCTACCTTGCGTGCAAGGACTGCCAGGTTCTCTATCACTGGGATTCCGGCACAGACCCTGCCGTCTGGGGATTCCACGGTGAGATCTTCCTTTGTGGCAGACATCGGGCATCGAATCGTTGCGTGTGACTACTCCAATCAGGAGTTGCGGTTCATCGCGGCCATGGCCCCTGACGCTCGGATGATCCGAGCGTTTCGCAACAACGAAGATCTGCACACCATCACGGCGGAGACTGCGTGGCCCGGTCAGGGTGAAGCCATGCGCAAGTATGGCAAGGGGGGAAACTTCGCGACCCTCTACGGTGGCGGCAACCAGGCGCTCATGGATCAGTTCGGGATGACCCTGGAACAGGCCCAGACGGTGCGAGAAGCCATCAAGAAGGCCTACCCGGGGATCGCTGGCAAGGCCAGGGCACTCATGTACGAGGCGAGTCAAAACGGCTACATCACCACGTGGACGGGCAGGCAACTGCCCGTCGATCAGAACCGCCTGTACGCGGCGCTCAACTACTACGTGCAGTCAGGGTGCCGGGACGTCACAGCGCAGGGCATGGTGAGGCTGTATGACGCGGGGTTTCTGCCCTACATGAGGTTGGCCGTCCACGACGAGATCATTTTCTCAGTGCCCGAGGACAGCCTGGACATGGTGGCGGAGATCGAGCAAATCATGAGCACCAAAATCGGGCCGGTGGACATGCCGGCAACAGCCAAGATCGGTGGGCGATCTTGGGGATCACTCTACGAAAAGGAGCAGTAACGGAAAGTGGCAGAATTTGTTAAAGGCCAGCAGGTTCGGCGCAAGGGTGATGGTCACAGCTGGGGCGCGCACGGAACAATCGTGCATATCGAAGACAACGTGGCCATGGTCAAGTACGGCACTGGCGATAACCGCATGATCAAACTGTCTGACCTGGTGGACGCCACGCCGAAGACGATCCAGTTTTACGTGAAGCCGGCACCCAAGCCTGAGCCGATCAAGCCCGGCTGGTACGCCATCCACAATAAGATCACGAACTTTATATACTACTGCGAACAGGTGGGGGAGATCATCGTGTATTACATGGCGTTCAACCCCAAGACGGGCGAAATGGACTTTGACCCCAACTTCCCTGTTGCTGTGGCAAAAACGCTCATCGGGGTGCGCCAGGGTGATTTAACGCCGATGGAGTTCCGCCCAAAATCTGGGTTGACAGTCAGTGGTCTGCGTCTCTAAGCTGAGTCCATCACCAAGCAAAGCCCTCCTAAGCCAGCAAGGTGAGAACGGAAGAGAAGCAGTAGAGCGCCCACATCCTGGCGATGTGTCGATTGTGGATCTTCCGGAAGCGGAGTAGGGGAGCTCGGCTGTCCCCGCCGGCCTCATAAGCCGGAGATCGTGGGTTCAAATCCCACCTACCGCTACGGGCAAAGAATCCTGGCTGTCTGATGCGGGCGGTTTGGTTTCCTCGTTCAGCCGGGCCGGTATACCTCGGCGCTCACGTATACCACTCATCCATGGTTAGGGTGATTCGGACACACTGTGAGTCATGCGCTGCTTTACAAGTGAACACCCAAGGTAGGCTCTCCGCACAAGCGTCTACCTGGTTTCCGGTAGCTCAAGAGTAGAGCGTTGTGGTCTCCATGACATTCCACAAAGATGGCAGGCGCGTGGCCTGCCCCGGAAGCGGGTTCTGCCCCTCAGTTTCATTCAATAGGATGTGCCGGCTGAGGGGCGGGACCATCCAGATTCAGTGTCTGGTGCGATAGATGACAGGTACTTCATATTTGGATGATCACACCCTGTCGTCCCTTTGATCTCAGACACGCAAAGTACGGTAGCAGGTGCGCAGAGGCGGCATACTTCTTACGACACTCTGACTAATCATCAGACCGAGAAGCCGACTCGATTTGATCTCTGCTATCACCTTGAACTCTACGGGAGCCAGCATGCGAAAGTTGTGGGTATGGCTGTCCGATCCGTGCAAGTGTACGTGTAGTTGTGAGGGTTGCTCGTCTGGCAACCATTGCTGGGGTGGCAACTGCCACACGTAGTGTCCAACACCTGGTGCGATAGACTACGGATACTTCACTGCTAATGAAATTCGGTTCAAATCCGAGAGGCCCGCAAGGGTCGACGTTGTGACGGTATCAACAATCTCCGTGGTCACCTTGATCTCAGGTGTGCTAACCCCTACGCCAATAGAGCCGGAGGAGAACTCCGGACGGCTACCGTATGCCGAGCCCGATTGAACAGGCGTAGGGTCTAAGTTTTGCTGGCTAACTCAAGTGGCAGAGTAGCGGATTGTTAATCCGTGTGTTCCTGGTTCGAATCCAGGGTCGGCAGCGCAAGAAAACTTGCAGATCATTTCTAGTTTAGAAAGGGGGCAGCCCCGGACTGGATGCGCGGATCTGATCACAGCTATAAACCCTGATGGTCCCCCGAAGAGCTGTCAGGGCGAGGCAGTCTAGCTCAGTCTGGATAGAGCGCCGGCCTGATATGCCGGAGGTCATCGGTTCAAATCCCTTGGCTGCCACGTGACCGATAAGAAATGTGTTTGTTATTGCGCCGGCTGTCTTCGCGAGACTCACTGTGGAGGCCCCGGTTGTAACCAGTAGGTTGGTCCCATAGCTCAGCGGTAGAGCGCCCGGCTTTTAACCGGGGTTGTCGTAGGTTCGAGTCCTACTGGGACCACTGTCAGGTCAGGAAATCCACCCCGGTCGCCTGGCCTGGCTCAAACGTTGGGGGCGATGTGGAGTTCAGTGCTGATGATGTGGCCTCGGACTTGATAGATTTGGATGATGTTCCGCTAGACCAGGTTGATCCGGAACAGGCCGGTGAGGTGATGCGGCGCGTAGCGCCGACAGACGGGAGTACCCTTCTGGTTGCAGCCTCGTTTAACTCGGCGATCTAGATGTCAGCAGTGGGACGCTGCTGACCGGTGTTGGGACGGGCACAACCAACGCCAATAGCCCCCCTCCCGAAAGGGAGGGGGGCTGCACTGTTTAGTGGCTGTAATGCTCGTGCAGGCTTTCGGCAATCAGGAGGAAGACCGCGCTTAGAGCCCATAGGCCTGGCAAGAGGAGAAAAAGGAGTATCGCGGCGGCAATCTTGGCCAGGCAGGCTTTAGAGCCCGTCATGACCTACAACAGACCTGCCGTCGAGTTGCCACCCCACCAGTTGGTACCGTCGCAGAACACATCAAACTTGCCGATCTTGCTCGCAGTGACTGCGATACCGGTACCGCCGGCCGTGCCGTTGATGGTGCCACCAGCGGTCTTGAGGGTCATCTGGCCGGCGTTGCTCACGGTCTGAACAAAGGTGTACATGCGGCCCTTGAGGGCCGTGCTCGCGGCCGGCAGGGTGATCACGTAGGCGTTGGTCGGGTCATAGAAGATGACCATGTCGTTTGCAGTGATCGTGTAGGCCGCTGTGAGAACTGCGGTGGAAGTCAGGTTGATGTCGTCGAAGCCAGACATATCAGAATCCTTAGATAGAACCGATCACGAGCCACGTCGTGCCGATAGACATGAGGGTCACTGCGTGACCGTTGGTACCGCCCGATGCCAGGGAGACGTTTGCCGCAACGTTATTGATCTTGTCTCCGGTGGCTCTTGTGACCGTGATGGCATTGGCCCCGCCGTCTTTGGCGATCACCACCGTGTGCCCGTTGGGCACACCTGCCAGAGCAGGCAGAGTCACTGCGTAGGCGGATCCGGCGGTAGCCATCACCGCCATGTCGGAGTTGGTCATCGTGTACGCGGCGGAAACCGCCGCTATGTTCTGGGGGAGATCGATGTCGGAGAAACCGGCCATTACTCATCCTTGGTTGTGAGGTATCGGTGGATCAGCGCGGCCAGGCCGGCAGAGAGCGCGGACAGAAGTGCAGATCTGGTGACTGAGTTGGACAGGGACAGCGCCGAGGTGAATGCGCTCAGGAAGACGGCAGCGGCTGTCTCAAGGTCGTGGCGACTCATAGACGTTCCTTGAGGGCATCGAGCTCAGCAGCGGCCAGTGCAGCAGGATCCACGCCGGCACCCACCGAGAGCTTCCCGAGCAGTTCTAGAACCTTGTCGAGCTTGGCGTTGGTGGCCTCGGCGTTAATTTCCGCGTTGACGAGGCGCTGGCGCATATCGATGGGGTCGAGGTTGGGATTCTTAAAGGCCCACACGTCGTAGGGGTTCATGTCAGTTCCAGTCATCAGCGCGGCCAGCTCTGCTTGGGTACCGCGAAAAGCGTTGAAGTCGCACGGCGATCCGCCGTAGCTTTGTGAACTCGTGTACTGCCAGATGGCGGGGGTTGCCCCGCCATAGGGTTCCCAGCCTGGTCCCTGGTCGGTATAGGTCGTGTAGCTGCTCGACACCACAACGGCACCAGCGCGCTCTAGAGCGCCTAAATCCCCGCCAACCTGTCCCCAGTACCACCGGGGGAAATACGCGCCCCAGCAGCGCCCTCCGAGCCGGGAAAGAGCATCTATGAATTGTAGGCACTGTGCCACAGTCGGCTTAGAGGAGCCCTCGGTTTCCACATCGAGCATGCACGGGATGTTGCCGGCAAAACTGTGGTACCAGGCTGCCTGTAGGGCCGGATCGATATTGCTGATCAGGAAGTGATAGCCGCTGAACGGGATGCCCATCTGGCCGGCCTCATCACGGAACCGAGTGAATGACGCATCCTTGTAGTAATTGCCTTCCGTGGCTTTCGCCACGACGGCCTGAGTGCCAGGGACAAGGTTGAGGTTGGGTTCCCAGTTGGAGAGGTCAGGAAAGAAGATCGTCATTCATCCCCATCCCCAGGTACTCCAGAGCCTGACTGTAGCTGAGCGAAACTACGGGGCGCTCCCGGACTATCCCATCTGACCCAAGCACTTCCCGATCCCGTATAGCGCCGGCCATTGTCCGAGTCCGATCGTTGCCAGTGAAGTTCTCCGAGTGCTCTAGCTGTGAGTTCGTCAACCACGCCCGTGGGCCGGATTCGGAAGAGCTGTTGATATCCTCTGACCGCGCGTACTGTGGGTTCATCGTGAATGCCTGTTCTTGGGATTTTTAGGATGAGCTGCACAGTTTCGACGTCCGCACCGCTCGCAAGGGGCCAAATATCCTTGGTCCACCATTTGGGGGTTTCCACGAATAATCGCCTCCAACGCTTTGACACGCTGCTCCATGTCGTCTTTGTTTTCCTTGAGGGCTTTGATCTCTTCGGCCTGGTCCTTGTTTTTCTTTTCCAGGGAGGCGACCAAAGCCTCAAGAGCAGCGATCGTCTGTTTCAGCAGAGTTGTTCGGCCAACCACAACAGCAGCGGCAATCGCGCAAACCAGCGCCACAATGTTGATAAGATCTTTGGCCATGAAAATCCTTATGCGACAACGCGACAAACCAAAATAATGTAACCCCCGTGAGCATCGGAATCGGTGCTGCCGGCAGAAGAGGTCTGGGCGATTTCCGGTGACTGCTGCTCAAACTTGTAGTCGTCGACAATCACCAGGTTGGCATCACCGTAGTTGAGGTCCTGAAACAGGACGATATTCCCTGAGGCTGCTAGCGCTTCTAGAGCCTTGACACGCGCAAAGGCATAACCGTCAGTTCCCGAAGGATTGCCGTAACGATCTATTTCGTGGTCCTGGCAGATAAGCGGAACCTCAATGAGAATCTGGCGTGAAACGCCAGGAAGCCCGCGAAGCTGATAGCCATTCCATATCGGCGTGTAACTAGTGCTGGTAGTGCCGCGGTGCAACACGAACTTGAATTGCATCCACTCTTGCGCATTGCCGATATCCGAGATAAAGAATGGCGTAGTCGCTGCGGCGGAACTTGAACCAGACTGGCCAGAAGCAATAGACTGCAACGTGGTTGAGGGATTCTGCCCCAAACAGTCTATCGACCCGTCAGTGATATTCTGATGCCGCATGTAGATGTATTTAAAGTGCTTTGGTTCCAGCGTGTTGAAACGGATTTTCGGCGTGTAGAGGAATCCCGATGAGACTTTGGTTGTCGTGCTGGTCATATAGACATTAGCGCCGATTCCGAAAGCCAACTGAGAAGATGTGCCGACATTGGCAATACTGTTGATCACGTCACCGGAGGCAGCTCCGCCGGCACTGACGTCATGCGCGTATGGCTGGCTGCCCGTGGAAGTCGTGGTGGAGAGGTCAATTCTGATCAGGCCGTCGGACGTGGAAGCGTCTGTGGGGTTCGTCCAGCCCTGCTGGGGGATGAGCTTATTGCCCTGGTTGCCGATGAACAGGAAGCGGTCATAGCCACTGATGGCACGCACGCCGGTACCGCTGGGATCCTGCACGACAAGTGGCCCGTACGCGAGGTTGCCGCTGCTGTCGCTGATGGCTACACGAAAACCTTTGTTGGTGCCGATTCCGACAAACGTTCCGATGTAGGCGAACATCGAATATATCTGCTCACCAAAAGGCATCGTGGCAGCCACCACACCACTTGACAGCGTGGGCATAGCCCCGCCGGAATCCAACGCGAATTTGTGGATCTGGCTGACCGCACCACCAGCATTGCCGCTGACCAGGATGGCTGTCTGTGTCTCGCTGATGTCCGTGAAGACGTAGCTGGCGTTCTGATGGGTGAACTTGGGCGTTGGCAGAACCGGGGGCGCACCACCCACCAGCTCATAGACGTTATTGTCTAGGCCGGCCACCAGCCGGCCTTTAACCCAAGCAATCACATAGTTGCCCGAGGTGCTGGGCACGTTCCAAATCTTGGTGGCTGCTACACCAGGCGTGGCGATGACGCCACGATAGATACCGGTTGTGTCTGCAAAGTAGTAGTTGGTGCCGTCGTCAGTAAAGGTGTTCGCAACACCACCCAGTCCACCAGGCATTGTGTAGGTGTTGGTGACCGTGGCCGCGCTGCTGACGAACTTCAGGGATTTAGAGCTGGTGTCGAGGGCAAGAACACCGGAAACGCCGCTGAGGACCGCACCACGAAGTTTCATGGGGCCACCTGGTGGCCCCACACCAGATACCGAGTTAGCCTGCTGGAGAAGTGTCACCTGGCCTGGAGTGCTGAGAAGGTCCAATCCTTCGGAATAGAATGCACGTTCTGAAAGCGTGTTATCCATGGTGGTGTCCAGAAACTGGACACCTTCCCCAAGCTGAAAGGTCGACTGAGACCTCAGCCACCAGCCGTAAATGGACTGCTCGCCAGGAACCTGCTGATTGTCGAACTGGTCTTTTCGAATCTGAGCGAAGCTGCGCTGATAGATACGACGGAAATAAGTACCGCGACCAGACTCGCCGGCCAGAAAGGGGATTCCGCCGATAGCGTAGTCATAGGCAATATCTGTGCGCTGGTACTGCGTGGAGAAGGGACCGGGAATGGGCGATAGGCCCGCAGGAGAAGGCTGGAGAATACCGTCGGTATTCTGCTGGAATGCAGTCAGCACAATAAAACCCCGATTAGGATAGCCCGCCCAGAATACACGTACCGAGAGCTGTCAAGCTTCCCAGGGTGATCGAGGTGCCTAGACCTGTTTGGCCACCACCAGTTTGGTTTGCCCGGAAAGGGGCGCTGGTGATGCCGATGTTTACGCCCGGTCCAGCTGTAAGGTTGACGCCACTGAACGTTGCCGGGGTTGTGCCATTGCTGAGAATGGCGAGATAATAGTCACCCGCATCAATTGTTACAGCACCACTAACAGACATTGTTTTAGAGCCGGTGCTTGTCCATACAGCCGACTGGTCACCAGTAATCGCTTTGCGCGTCCCGCCGGAATCGTAGAGAGCCGCGAGGTTCTGGCCGGCAGTGAGTGTCGACCCGGCACCGGCAACATACAGAACAATGTTGTTAAACGTCACCAGCACATAGGTTGTGATCTTGAAGAGATAAGCTACACCGGAAGTCATTCCGACGTTGGCAGAGCACGAAGCCGCATCCATGGTGGCAGCTAACAAACCGTTGTAACCGGCATGGACCGCAGGAGGCGTGATGTTCCTGGTGGTGCCGGTATTGAACTTCGCGGCCAGGTTTCCCGAAGAGGAGAAGAGCGCAACGTTGGTGCCACCTGGTGTACTGGGTGTGGACGTCCCGACAACAGGCCGGTCAAGTGTGGGTGTGGTGTAGGTGGCGGAGCCACCTACGGTGCCTGTCAGGCTCGGAGAGGTGTAGGAAGCACCACCGGGAACGGTGCCGTTAATGGTCGGAGAAGTAAGCGTTTTGTTGGTAAGCGTCTGCGCATCATCTTTGCCGACCACAGCCGAAGTGGTGCCGTGAACGGCCTTACCGGTAGAGTCGGTGCCACCTGTAGTGTCGATGTGCGCACGCGCTTCACGAAAGTCTCGGCCGATGTCCGCATGAGTCACAGTCGCGCCGATGGCGTGACTGAAACCGGTAGTGCCGTCGATATTACGCGTGACAGTCCAGGTGGTGCCCACAATGGCAGTGACGTCTACCGGCTCTTGCGTAGAGGTGCCGATGTCCAGAACCGCTGTAAAAGGAACTGCCGGCCAGCTTGCCGAAGAGGCTACAGAGAAAGAAGTGGCAGAGGCGTTGATGGCACCGGTAAGGGTCGTCTGTGGAACATTGGTGGCGTACTGCTGACCAGTGGGCATATCTACCTGCTAGAAATCGTAGTGCGAGGGCCGAGGGTAACGGTCACGGAGTTTCCTGGCTTCCTGCTCCAGGCGGTCTTTATAGAGCTGCCCGAAGTAACCGGAGACTCTGGTGGCAGAACCTGGCTGAACAAACTGCGCACGCTCAGAGGCCTCCACGCTGGCGATAGCAAGACGGGCAGCCTCGAACTGAACAACCAGCTTCATGCACGCGCCGTAAACGATGACATCCTGTGCCGAGGCCGGCAGTCCGGTAACCCCCGCAAAGTCGTCGGTATCGTTGACAAGCTCGGTCGGCTCTTTCTGGTACGTGACGAAGATTTGCCGGCCGGGGACGATATCGTCAGAAATGAACAGCGACTTTCCAGTTGAGAAATCAGTGGTGGAAGCCTGCCCAACGAAACGCCAACTGCGACAGAACGGCCAGACCTTGCTAGGCCCGATGAGCTGGTTTTGCACCGAGATGATTTCCTCGGCATCTGCCGGCAACTGGTATTCGTAGACCACTGAGGTTTTGGTGAGGGTCGTGGTTCCCACGGCCCACAGATCTGGATAGACAGAGCGGATCGCGTCATTGATGGCGGTCTTCAGCCAGATATTCGGCCAGGTGACATTGTTCTCAATGCGTGTGTTGGCAGGCCAGGCTACCGCTGTGGTGTTGTTCCAGCCCCGTCCGAAAGGGTCAATGGTGATCTGGTTGGTGTTCTGGTTGATGCTCTTCACCAAGACCAGCTCAGAGTTGCCTATCTCAGCCATGCCACGGGAGATCTGGGAGGAGTCGTTGACCGCGAGCGTGGTATCGGTGGTGAGGATGGAGCTTGTCAGGTAGGCCCACTGCTGCTGGTTCTGCGAGAAGCCCTGTACAAGCTGTTTGGTGCGGTTGACGAGATCCTGGAACTGTGGCATTAGCCTTCCTTACAGGAGGATCCCGAGAGCCGAAGCCGTGGATGCGTTCGTGGTGGCCGAAGAGTTGGTCAGCGTGAGCGTCACAGAGTTGCCTGCGGGTGCAATGACGTAGAAGGGTCCTGAGGTCATGGCATTGGCCGTCTGGCCGGCAGCGGTAACCGGGTCCGAGGTGACTGTAAGAAGGTTGACCGCAGCAGCCGGGGTGACGTTGGTTCCAGCGGTGTTGATCGTGGCCGAGACGAGAGCCGTTCCCGCAGTGGCCGCAATGGATGCGTTGACAGTTCCATACCAAGTACGCCCCGCCGGCACCGTGATAAGCGTCTGCACAGCAGTGGAGTTGGTGGCCGCACCCGAACCGCACAGAACGTTGGCAGCAGCAACAGAAACCGGTGACGTGGCAACAGTTGGCGAGGTTCCACCAGAGGTGGCCGTGAAAGGCGTCTGCGACGCCGTAGCAAAAACATTGACCGTGGGTGAAGTGCCACCGGAGACAGCAGTACAGCGTGCACGGAGATTGGTGAAAGGGATCAGGCCCGAAGAGAACTGCGTTTCTCCTGCGGTGTTGGTGCAGGTTGCCAGCGTGGTCCAGGTGGAACCGTCGTAGGTGCCTTCCAGAAGAATCGTGAACGACGCGGGCGAGCCAGTGACAACCGTGGTGATCGAAGCGTAGGTCATGCCCACACCGCAATCCCAGACACTTTGAGCGGAGTTCGTGGGGTTGAGCACACCGGTTGCTAGAGACACCACGCCAGTAGTGAAAGTCTGATTTTCTTGGAGCGAGGCTCCAGTATTACCCGCCATGTGCGGACTCCCTGATAAGTTGCATGTCGGCAGATTTGTCGATCTCGGCGGTTACAGCCTTCACCATGTCGTGGGAGACCGCGTCAAAGCCACCTTTACCATCAGGGGCCACATTGAAATCAGTGCCGTAACGCATGCCGTGCTTCTCCGACTGGTCCATGGCGAACTGAATCTTGGACATGCCGGTACCGTCAGGTTGGATGCCCGCATCGCGGGCAGCCTTGTAGAGGTCCAGCTCTCGATCCCAGAGTTTCTGTCGGGAAGCATCAGCGCCGTAGGCGCTCCGGCAGTAGGCCACCATCTGGCGCTTTGAGCGAAGGCACTCACCGTAAGTCTTGTGGTTCTGCGTCGGGCAGCCTGTAGAGCACGGCATTAGTCGAAAGCTCCAGAAGTCTGAGCCGGCGCAGTGCCGTTGGGCGAGTCATCCGTGTATTCGCACTTCACCGAGTAGATGGTGTTCTGCAAAACCTTGCGCTCATCCAGGTTCATCAGGTGGATGTCTCCGCCGGCGTAACCGTCATGGTTGCTCATGTAATCCGGCTCGCGCCGGTCGAGCATGTAATTCTTGCCGGGGTCGCCACCCCGGGTGGTGCCCATATCCCTCGACTTCTGCGCAGGGTTGTAGGCGAAGTGAATTTCGGTGTAGTCCCCATCGAAGGGGAGATTGACCTTACTGACGCCGTTGACCGAAGTTTTGCCGGGGTGCTCATCAGGATTCATACCAAAACGAGGGGTGCCAGCTTTACCAGCCATTAGTAAACTCCCTGACCCATGGGGCCAGGCCCCTGATACGGAATAGAGCCACTGCCGTTACGCGGACCCAGGGGACCCGGTCGGGTCTGGTCGCCAGTGCTCTTGGGTTTGCCGCCAGCCGTAGGCTTGCGGACAGATGGGGCAGCCTTCTTAGCGCCCTTGGGGATTTTCGGAACAGCCTTCCTCACCTGAGCGATCTGCTTGGGGGTGCGAACCGGCTTTTTCTTGGCAGCCATCAGACTCCTAGATCAAAGCTTGAAAGTCACCACCAACACCGGCAGTGAGAAGATTGGTGCGGTCCGTCAACGTCACCTGTTTGTTGTTGGTGAAAACCTGCGTTGCTGCGGCAACGTCATCAGTCGACAGGTAGCGTCTTGCCGTAAAGGTGCCCGTGTTGTTGAGGACCGTGAAAAAACGATTGATGCGGTAACGCGCCATGAGCCGGTTGTCAGCCATCGGTCCCTCTTCGATGTACGGAGGGTTGTAGACGAGCACACCAGAGTCAGAGACGGACACTGCCTGAATAGACAGACTGGCGCGGCCAGAGCTCAGCGTGAAACCTGGCTTGTACACCACTGGCGAATTGACCCGCGAGAACACCGCTAGCGTCATCCCTGCCGGCGTGGCGAGAGTCGTCTGGGCAACCAGTGTGGCAACACTGTCCGTGTCGCTGAGAGAGGCTGTGGAGCCGTTGGCGAACACCGCGTGAAACGCGGTGTTGGCTGCGATTTTGAGCGGGCTGGCAACGACAGTCGACAGGAAATCTTGCGCCGAGCCGTAGCCGTTGTGTTCCAGTACCGCAGTGTTCGACGCACCATTGAGGACCAGGGCGACAGCCACGGCATTAGCGTTCGGAAGGTCTTTGTCGCCGATGCCCAGCGTTGGTGCTGCAATGAAAGTGAAGGTGGCGGAGCTGCCGGAATCGGCAGCATTCCATGTGTGGTACCAGCCGGAAAAGGTCGCCGAATCCGGCGACCTAATGCCTTCGAGCCTAAACCATGGATTGGGTGTCTGGGTGAATTCGGATGCCCAACCAGGCTGGTGCATAATGATTTCGTTGTCCACACCGATGAAGACCAGTACCAAGTCCCCAACCGCCGGCGTACCGCCAAGTGAAACCGTGATGGATGTTGCGGAAGACGCCGTGGATACGGCCGAGAACTTGATACTGGTCATTTCAATCTTAGGTGTTGTGGATGCTCGACGTAGACCGCACCTGGTACAGAGCCGCCTGCCGGTAAATGCTCCAGCCGGCCACGCCATACCAACCGATCGGACGGGCACGCATCAGCTTGTCGACAACCGGACCCACCACAACGTGGAACTCCTCGGCGACAGCCTCAGCCAAAGCCTGCTGACCGGCAAAGAGCGTGTAGAACACGCGGGCAGAGCTCGAACCAGTGGTGTCCTGGAAGGCCCGTGGGGTTTCAACGAAAAACGCGCCCTCGTACTCGCCGATCTCGCCAGCCCACACGGAACCGGGAGCCGAGTAGACGTGCGGAGCACGCCAGCCGGCAATAGAGCCGGACTCCGAGCGGAGGTCGTAGGAAACCTCAGGGTGGATTGCCGCCCAGTACAGGGAGCCCTTACGGGGAAGAGCCTTGTTGGTGCGAAGCTTGGCGACTGCGGTACGAACGTCCCGAGACTGGATAATGTCCGTGCCGGTAATCGAGGAGTTCGCGCCGGAGTTCACCAGCATTGCGCCACCCGCCTCGCGGATGACGTTGGTACCAGCCACCAGAACATTCAGCACGACCGCGTCAATCGAGTCGACCATGTTGAATGCCACAATGTTGGCGATGGCCGGATCGATGTCGGAGAAGCTGAACAGGTTCAGGAGTCGGGTACGGAGAACCGCGTTGCCATATTCCGCCAGGGTGACCGAAACGGTGGAGGGGTTGCCGATAGCAACAGCGTCAGGGTCAACAGTCTCAGTCAGAGTGCTAGTCGCAGTCGACAGATCATTGTAGAGACTGAAAACGACGCTGGAACCAGGCTTGTCCTGCTGAGCAACGCGCTTGTCTGCCACCTCACGGTGAAGGGGCTGTGCACGAAGCTGAAATTCCACCAGTCGGTCGTAAGCGGTCTGGACAAGCGCGGCAACGGCACTAGTGCCAGTATATGCGTTAGCCATTTCTTACCTTACGTATTGATAACGCCCTCAAACTCCTTGAGCACATTCAGAAGTTCTTTCTGGGCTTTCTCAGGGTTCTGAGGGTCATATTCGATCTTGTCTAGGCGGGTCTTCAAATCCATCTGAACCGCGGACTGATAAGCATTGGTGTCCTTGAGGATTTGGTACCCTCGCATTTCTGAATCAGTGAGCTGACCCTTATCCGGCTGTTCGTCAACGACCCGTCGACCATTGAAGAGTTCACCGTTTTCGGTAACCCACTCATCTACTGCTGCGTCATCAGTTGCGGCGTCTTTGGGGTAGAACTTGGCCACCCGTGGATCGAGGCCGCGATTGGCAAGAGCCTCATAAACGTTCTGGGTCTTCTCGCGCTCCATGGTCTTGGCCAGAGCATCTTTAAGAGACTGAATCTCCTGGCCCTGTTCCTTAAACTTCTTTCGAAGCGCCTTGATACCATCGGTTTCGTTGGGGTTGTCTTCCCAATCTTCCACTTGCATAACTCCCTGTTAAAGGCCGCATCAAGCCGGGGAGCTTGACGGATACCTGGTGGATTTCAGACTTTGATACATACAGCCAGCGCTGAAAGAGCTGGTGCAGAGTCCGGATGGAGAGAATCGAACTCCCGTATTCCTGCTCCCAAAGCAGGCGGCCGACCATTGGCCCACACCCGATAGTCATCGGCTTATGCCGATGACCGCACAGCGTATTTAAGCTGCACGACTAGAAGGACGGCCCGCCGGCCGTCTGCTGCTGGAACGAGGACTTACCCACACCAGAGGTTCCGGAGAAGGCTGCCTGTTCCTGCTGTGCGAGGCGCTCACGCGCCAACTGTGCTTGCCCCGAGTTCCCCAGGAACTCCTCTTGAAGAGTCTGCTGGTTGACGGGAGCCTGGCTCTTGTAGATCTGCGACAAGCCTTGAGCCGTGGGAAGGATGTCGGCAATCCGCTGATAGGCGGATTGAGCCTGTTGGTAGGTGACACCCTGTTGCGCGTAGCGCAACGTATCCGCAGCCGAAGTCTTGATGTTGTTCTGCAAGCCGGCAGCGCCGATCTGAGCCTGATTGAGCTTGAGTTGCAGTGCCGGCGTCGGGTTCTTGTCGTTCAGGAAGTAGCTGGCCAGATCCCCGGCACCGATACCCAACGTCGCGAAATACTGTGTGAGGGAGGGCGGAGCCTGAGCGGTAGCCTGTGCTGCCAGATTGACGCGGTCCTGAAGCTCTGTGGGTGAAACATCGTCACCGATCCACTTGGCGAACTGCGATGGGGTGTTGAACGAGGCGTCGATTCCGCCGGCACGAAGAAGCTGCTTGTACGAGGCTTCTGTGGACAGGTATTCGGCCGGCGTCAAAACCTGAAGCCCATTAGCCTGTCGGGCGGTGTTGCCAGCGAAGCGAGCTTTATACTCAGGCGTCTGCTGAAGCAGAACCGTAATGGTGTCGGAACCGAAGCCGTCTTGCAGATACCGCAGAATCGTCGGTGCGAGCGAGCCAAGACCATAGGACTCGAAGAGGGTTTTGAGGGCCGCGTAAGCGTCCCTCTCCTGGCCAGGAAGCCCTTCCAGCTCGGCAAGTAGCTGATCCGATGGTGAGCCTGGTGTGGGCGTGCTCGACTGCCCCTGTTGAGCCTGTACCTCTGCTGCCCACTGTGCCGAGAGCTGCTGAAATATGGCGTCGTTGTCCGACAGCTTCGTGGTGGTGTTGGTGAGATCCAGAGAAGGCGTCCGTGGGTTCGGCTGGCCAGGAGGATTAGTAGCCACTTAATTACTCCTAGTATTCGAAACCCATGTCAACGAGCACGCGGTGGGCATTCGACATGATGGAGTCCTGCGCATTATCGGTCGACAGCCAGCGTGGATCCTGGCGCACCTGTTTTTCGAAGTCACCCAACGGCATCGCCGTTGGCACACCACCGGGTGCGTACTGCAATGCAGACTTGATCAGCGGGGACTCAATGTTGACGCCACCCACGCCCGTCTCGAGAAGCTGCTGTGCCCGGGAGATGAACGGGGCTGCGATGTCCGACAGGTTCATTCCTGAGTTGATCTGTGTGGAGTAGGCCGGATACATGGATGCCGACTGAGCGCGCAACTGCGCGCTTACCCCTTGAATCGTCTGCTGCCCCGAAATGATCTGCCTGATCTGTTTGTCTAGCTGGTCTTCCGGCATGAAAACGCCGAGGTCCCGCATAGCCTGCCGGAGCTGATCCTCATATGCACCCGCATCGCCACCGAAATGTACGCCAGCCACAGGGTTGACATACTGGGCGAACTTTTGCCGAAGCACACTCTGGTTGGTGTCGTAACCGCCGGTCAGCGCGTCTACCGCAATTGCCTGGACCTGCTGTGCTGTGAGCTGAGCCCCGAGGGAAGAGGCCATAGCAGTCAGGGAGGCTTGCAGGTTGTTAACCTGCTGCTGGTAGGTAGCCGGATCGGCCTTCATGGTGGCGAAAACCTGGCGAGCTGTATCAGAGTGCGTGGCCCACCAATGCGAGTTCTGTACCGCAGCGATAAAGCGATCGGTAGACCATGAGGCGCTGACCGCATTGCTGTAAATGTTGTGCAGCTCAGGGACCGACGACACCATGGCCGCAACCAGAGGGTATTCCGACTTCAGCATGTCCAGCGACAGAACCGGCTGAGAGGCTTGCGGGATGTACGGGGACATCGTCGAGTTGGCCAGTGATACACCGTTGTTGTCAGTGTACTGATACTGGACGCCAGGAACCGATGCCGCTGTGAGAACCTTCTGGGCGTAGCCCATGCCGGCTTGGATGTTCCCAGGACCCGCGTTGTACGCGGCTAGCGCTAGCTGCATGTCGTTGTGCTCTAGCTTGAGCAGATAGCGCATGTAGTTGATGTAGGCGTTTACCGCGTCAGCCGGGTTCTTGGCGTCGTTGTGATTGCTGGTGCCGTACTGCTTCCAGGTGCCTTCCATGAACTGAAAGAGCCCGAGCTCACCCTGTGAGCCGACCACCGAGCCGTTCCAGCCGGACTCCTGATTGATCTGCGCGGCCACCACAGCGAACGGGATACCAAGGGCAGTAGCGGCCTTCTGCACCAGCGACTCATAGCCCGGCGGAACGTAGACCATTTAGACCGCCTGGAAGGAAGTGTTCGGCGCGAGATCACTCGCGCTGGTGGGGAGAGGCCCCGGGTTCTGCCACTGATGCCCCTGAAGCGTAGGAAAGGAAGTCATACCCTGAAGCGAACCAAAGGAAGCCCGCGAGTTGTCCGTTATTGAAGTCGCGGTTTGCGGGGCACTCCCTACATCCGATGCAACTAAGCCAAGGTTTCCCAGGACTTGCTTTGCAGTCGCCGAAAAGGACTCCCGAGCATTGTTCGTCTTCAGCCACTTAGGATCCGCCCTTAGCTGCTTCTCAAACTCGTACAGGGGAACCTGTGCCGGCTCACCCGGCTGATCTGCCGATGACGTAATGGTCTTGGTCAAAGCACCACGGAGGGTTGGATCAAAGAGGTCTATTTTGTTGGGATCCATCTCCCAGATCTTCGACTGCGCAGCGAGGAAGGGAGCTGCAATCTGGCCGACCGACACACCGTCTTTGATGAGCGAGGCGTATGCGGGAAAGGCTGCTTCGGCTAGCGCTTGGATGTTGGCGCGGTGGTTGCCCAGCGAGTCAGTGCCGGAGATGATGCCTGTTACCGCACGATCCACATAATCATCAGTCAGCGGAATCCCCATGTCGCGAGCGTACTCGCGTATACCCAACTCAACCTGGCCCGCGTAACCAAGAAAATGACCCTGCTGGTTGAGCTCAAGATACTTGCCCATGTAGGCGTCGATAGCTGCGGTGTTCATGTTCAGCATGAGGGCCATAGAGGCCAGGGTGTTCATGCCGTCTGGGGAGAGGTGCACACCGAGTTTGGTTGCCTGCTCTTGCAGCTCCGGAATCTTGTTGGCCAAGTCCTGCTGGTACTGTGCCGGGTTGGTGGCCTTCTCGGCGATAAGTTTGCGGGCACTAGCCGAGTTGGTCTGCCACCAGTTGGTTTCCTGTAGTGCTGCCTGAAATTGATCCGTGGACCACGTACCCGCAACAGCTTTCGAATACAGGTCGGCAAGCTCAGGATCGGATTCCAGGAACGAGGCCGCAAGGCCGTAGTTTTCGTTCAGGGACGCGCTGTTGGGCGACTGCAAACCAAGCTGGCCGAACAGGTCGAACGTGGGTCTGGCGCTCGGAATGAGCGCGCTGTAGTTGGTGCCGTTGATGTTGGTCAGCCCACCAGTGTGGGCACCGGTAAGGCCACGATCGAAGACGCCGGTATTCAAAACCCCCGGAGCTCTGCCGACACCGGTAATACGAGCCTCGGTGGAGACATTGACGATGTGAATTGGCACCGAAGGGTTGTCAGCCACCAGCACCTGACCGTTACCGGCGTACATCCCCACGTGATCGGATCGGCCGTTGCTGTCGGAGTCGAAGAAAACCAGATCGCCGATTTGCGCCTGATCGATCGGGATGGAACGGAGTGCAGCTAGCTGGTCGTTGGAGCCACGGGGAATCTTGATGCCGAAGTGCTGATAGCCGTACCACATCAGGCCAGAGCAGTCGAAGCCACCAGGTGCTTGCCCACCCCACACGTACTTTTGCCCGAGAAACTGAAGCAGAAACTGGTAGACATCCGCACCGTTAACGCCAGCCATGCACTACTCCTAGGGGGCGGTATTGGTGGGACCAGAAGCAGACATGCCGGCAGCCGGCCCTGAAAGGGCCTTGATAAAGGCATTGAAATACGTGGTAGCAGCCTGGTATGCGCCCTCCTCCGGGTTAGCCATAGCAGCCTGGCCGGCCAGAAACTCCAGACCCCGTGTACCGATACCGCGCTGAGAGACGATAGAGGTCTGTGTGGTTGGATCGGTCATAGCATCCTGCATGCCGGCCGACTGGCCGGCGTTAGCACCAGTGGCGACGTTGGAAGGATCCTTGGTCTGGGATTCGAACTTGCCGGTGTTGCTGGCATCCTGATAGCCCAGAACCGAGTTGAGGAAGGCGTTGTACTCCGCAGTGGTGGGGTTGCGACCGAGAAGCCTGAACCAAGCATCCGCCTGCGCACCCATGATGGAGGCCGGATCCAGGTAGCTCTTATAAATGGTCTGGCTGGTGGTGGTGCTGGCATCCGCTGCGTTGTTGAGGTTGCCGGTACCGACAGCTCCGGTAGAATCCGGGGTTAGTGTTGCGCCAACGGAATTCCAGCCACTCTTCGCGGCTTTAGCTAGCAGATCTTCCGGTGAAATGAACTTGCCGGCGTTGCTCTGTGTTGCTGCTTCCTGGACGACCAAAGACCAAGCGTTGATAACCTCCGCGGCTGAAGGCGCTTTTTTGGAAGTAACCAGACCAGCAGCGTAAAGCTGCTGGATAATCTGCGCACGCTTGGTGGCGTTCCCGTACCAGTCCTGAATCTCAGCTATCTTGCTGACAACATTGGCGCTTGTAGCGTCATCGCGTTCAGCCAGTATGTCTCTAGAAGACACAACCTGCGAAGGATCAAGGCTGCTGACAATCTCGACTTTGTAGGTACGGCCGTTGACTGTGACAGTGACGGTGCGCGGGTCTTGGACCCCGGTAGGCGCTCCCGCATTGTTGTTGGGGTTTCCGGGGTCGGCCGGCGTAGCCAGGCTATAGTTTCCAACACCGCCACCAGTGCCAGAGACAGGCTGCTCGCTCACACTGGTTCCTTCCAATCATCCCGAGACAGGTACCTGTCGTAGAGCTGCGCAAAGCGTGTGTCAGCCATCATCATTTCAGCGACCTCAGTGTCATAACGCTTGGCGAGGTCGAAGTTACTAGCGGCGTTCAGGGTCTTGTTCTTGCGGCTCTGAAGCTCGCTGTAGGTGGCGTCACGAAGCTGCGAATACCGCTGAAGCATCCTGATGTCCCCACGGGCAGCGTTCGCATGCAGGCTCGGATCTTGGGCGATAGCGAGGATAGCGCTGATGCGGTTCTGATAGCCGTTTGGGTTGAATGACGCGTAGCTCTCGTAAAAGGGCTTGTTGTATATTGGATCGTTCTTGTCGCCGAACCGAGACACATAGTTGGAAAGCTGTGCCTTCAGATCCTTGGCCCCTGGTTCGTTGATCGACTTCAAACCGCGAACCTGCAACTGAGCCTGAATGCCAGCACGAGCCTTACCGTAAGCTGCCCAACCGAGATTAGTCTGAGCCTGCTTGGCAGCATCCTCCGGTGACAGCTTGGTCCGAAGACCTTTGGCTACCTGCCACTGATAGGCCATGTCGTCGAAGTTGCCGTTACCTTCAGGGCCGACGATGACCCCACCAAGCTCAGGGAACTTCGCAAGCAGATCCTTGTATTTGCCGACCGCCTTAGCAGCACCGACCGTGGCCGGAATACCCGAAGGATCCGCAGTCAGAGACTGCGTAAACACCATGGCAGCAGGACCGTACTTATCATAGAAGTTCTGCATGGCATTTTTGGGATCGGCACTAGCCATATTGCGGTACTCGTTGACGAGCATCTGGTGTGCCGGCGCTGGGCGAAAGCCCAGCGGCATGAAGCGGTTGACGAACAGGTCAATGGAGGTCAGGTATTCGGCCTGGCGCTTGATGTCATCCCAGTTTGGGGGCTTGACCCGCTGACCATTGATGTAGTCCCACTGCTGCTCTTGGTAGATCGACCACTGCGTCTTGGCCAACTGTGTAGCGTCAGCCGGATTGCCGCCGATGATCTGGGACAGGAACTGCGCGTCACGCAACCCCGAAGGCACGAAGGCAGCCAGCGAGTTTTTGTCGATAATCCCGTTAAGAATCGTCTTGACGACAGGGCTATCAATATCACCAGGATGCGACTTGACCCACGAGTTGACCGGAGCCACCACCAGCGGACCGAAACCGGGCGAGCCGATCGAGTCGATGTAGGTGGGGGAGACCAGCTTGGTTCCGTCGATAGGAATCGTGGTCAGGCCACCGAGCATCCCGTGCATTGCAGCCGGCGCATGAAACACGAAGGCCAGGTCATCCAGGGAGGTGTTCTCGTCAGCCGGCTGACCGGTCTGCTTGTCGATCGAGAACGGTGAATTCCACAGGCCACGCTTAGCCGCATACGTTCGGGCGAGCAGACCAGGATTCTCGGCGAACAGCCGAGACCAACTCGACATGGCGTTGAACCAGGCGTTGAAGAACGGGGAGATAAAGCGGATCGTGTGACCGAGGTCGTTGAAGCGGCTGGTGTCGTAGACCAGGTTCTGAAGGTCTTTGCGGGCACCGAGCTTGGCACCATTGATCAGCTCGTTAGCAATAACCGAATCGATCCGCCCACCGTTCTGCGCTGCCCAAGACTGCACATCGTTGGTTAGACGGTTCTTGTACAGCGCGTTGAATACCGGATGCCGCACCATGATGTCGTCGGGCAGCGTACCCGTGAGCTTCATGATTCGGTCCATAGACCGTTTGAGCATGCCGACAGTGGGATCCCCACCATGAACCATCAGGTTGATATCAGCGTGGATATCGGGGCGCACGTGCGCGGTCGGCATCTCAGCCTCAATGATGTCTTTACCAAACCTGCCAGCCACAGCAGCATCACGCATGGCGTCGGTCGGAAGGTAGGTCTTCACCATCTCGGCAACAGTCAGCACATGCTCATCAGGGTCCCCAATGTGAAGATCCCGCATGTGCTGCCGGCCGGCAGCAGTGTTGCTCAGCCAATCAGAAACCTCGTCCAGATCACGGCCGGCAACAATCTGCCTAGCCAGCGGGTCCGGCATCATCTGGTTGCGAATGTAGTGCACGTACGCGCGCGTGTGCTTGGCCAGGTCGTCTACAGCCCTGATCTGACCGAAGGAACGCAACCGCTGTGCGGTTGCCACGGCATGCAGCTTGTGCGCCGAATCGTCTACCAGAGAATCAAATGTGTGCTGTGAGCTCGTAAGCTGACGGTAGTAATCCCCGTTTGGGCCGCCGAAAGCTTCCGGCCAGTCCAGATTGGAGCCGGGGATTTTAAAGGTGCCTTCGCCGATGCGGTGCTTGGGCTGGACTAGATCCGTGATCGGGGTTTTGCGCAGCTCATCATAAATAGCCTTCTTCTCGGCAACGAGCTGAGGCGACACCCATTTGTTTTCCGGGGTCAGCCAGTTCTGCGAATCCGCTTGAGCCTTGAGACCTTCCCACTCCGCCTTGGCGTCAGCTACTTGCTGCTGGTGCTTGCCCTCAATGTTGCCGATCAGCTTGTTATGGGTGAGCTGGTTTCCACGGTTTCGGAGCCAGTTCCCAGCGCCCTCACGGGCGTTGGTGATGGTAGTCAAGGCGCCCAGTTTTGCCACACCACGGAGCCAGTCATCGCCGATGTGGTTGTAGGCACGGTGGCCAGTAAGAAGCGACATGGGCCGCCACAGGCCGTACACACGATCGAGAGCAGCATTAAGAAGGTCGTAAGCGTCAGAGCCCTTATTTGCAATCGAGCCGAGCAGGCCACTGCGGTCCATCGTCGACAGGGCGTTCTCAAGCTGCCGAAGATTCGCCAGGGGCACAGCCCCCGCCTCAAGCTGGGTAATCAGGCGCGGATGCATGAGGATTTCAGAGTCTGCCGTTGGCAGAATCGCGTCACCAGCACCAGTGCCCAGATCAACAGCGCCGTAGTCTTTGGAGCGGGCAGCCTGAGCCACAGTGCTTCCACGAGTCTTCGTGGTAGTAAGAATCCGCTTCATGACATCATCGGAAACGCCGTAGCGTTCCCCCACCGCCGAGTAGACCTGGTTCTCTATGCTGTCCCAAGCGCGCTGACGATCGGCCGGCGTGGCAGAAGCATACTTCTGTAGAAGATCGTTCTTCTGATCCGGTGTGAGACTGCGAGACTTGTTGAGCCAGCTTCGGGCCTGCTGCACTGCCTGGTCGTCACGGTGGTTAATGAGCCCGTCGGGCATGTCGGTCAGGCCCTGGTAGAGCCGAACCGGGAAGTTATACCAGGCCTTTTGCAGGAAGCTGACACGATCGATATTGCGGGTGTTGGCGTATTTGAGGGTTCCGCGCAGTTCTGCCAGTTTCTCTGCCACCGCCGAAGAGGTGGTACGGCCGGCCATAGCGCCCCGGATTTTGAGGAGCTGCTGGACCATGTCCGCCTGTTCGTTGAGCGCACCCTGAGCAGCAGCAGCCTTAGCCTTCGAGACGTCTTTCAGCCACGAAATGTTGTTACCCCAGGTGTCCGCGCTCAGCGCGAATTTCTCCATAGTTTCGGCCGGAATAAACAGGTTCGCCGCTTGGCTAGCTGCATCCTTGGAGACCTGAGCCAGTTTGTCGAGGGCATGAGCAGTCGTCTCGCCCAATTCAGTGAGCTGTGCCCGAGCAGCCGGGGAGCCGGCTGCGATCTCCCGAATCAGGGCGACCTCTTCCGGCGTCTTCGCGCCGGCAATCAAAGCAGCAGTCTGGTACCTGTACGGATTGAGACGCTCTGCGGTTCCCTTAACCATGGGGTGCTCAGCGATGACCGAGGCTGGTTTGCCCAGAGCCCAGTCATTAAAAGCCTGCGAGCGTGGAGCGGTCAGCTTGTTGGCGACGTCAGCAACAGTGTCAGAAGACCTGATCGGCGCATCCTTGAAGATACGACCAAGCTTGGTGGCCTTCCCGAGCTTTCCGAGCGGGTCAAGAACAGTCGACGCAGCAGCGTCAGTCCCACCGGAGGCAATCTTGTTACCCCAGGAGTTCTTGAAAAACGCGTTCTTGGCATCCTGATTGAAAGGGTCCACAGAGCGATCAGCAACGCCCGCAGGGTGCCAACCGTCCCAGTGGTCGACCACAGAGAAGGCGTTGTTGAGACCCAGAACCAGACCTTGGCCAGGCGAGATGTGGTTCGCGGCGTTCCAGGAGTTGGCCCAGTCGGAGGAGTTGAAACCAAGGAAGGATCCAGCCGTTTCGTTGCCGTGCGCCAGGTTCTCAAACTGCTTTGCCTGGTAGGTTTCCAGTGCGGCAATAGGGCGGGAGATGAAGCGCGAGTAGACGGAACGGTCAGCCGTGAAGAGTGGGGCGATTGTGTGGGTTTCGACATCGTGCCAGATCTGGCCGACATCCTGAAGCGGATTCCATGACCAACCGTGCCCCGACTTTTTCTCTGGGGGCTTCGGCTCTGCCTGCGCCTGCTGCTGCCCGAGGGCGTACAGATCTGCACTGGCCTGCGCCTGGTTGGTGTCAGCGGAAATAGCACCAAACTGGTCCGTCGAGGTGGCCCCAAAGCTATTGCCCGGTGCTGGCTGGTAGGGGCCCACGGTCACGGTCATCAACCTCAAACAAGTAGTGCGGGATGCTGCTCAGCAGATCAATGGGGACGTTCCGGGCCGCGTCATGCGCTAGACCGATGCCGAGCATCAGCCGAGAAATCTGCGGCGTCTCCTGAAGATTGTCAAGAGCATTGCCGAAAACGTCCATGGGGGTTGACCACATCATGTGCCGGCTCGCAAGAGATTGACTAGAAGCCTCGCCGAGGGCGAGGCATTCGGCAGGTTGGCCAAGAATTCATACACAGGCATGTTCTGCGCCAAAGACGCCATGTCCTGCTGTTCAGCCTGCTGCGGTTGAATACCCAAAGCCTCGGTACCGGGACCAGCACCAAGGGACGCGCCAGCGGTTACCGGTTCAGCCGGCCGATTGGATGGTGCCGTGAAAGGAACTACATTCGCCGCTGCGGGATTGGACGGGAGGGAGTTGGCATCGAGCCCCGGAGCCGCCGGAGAAATGCCGCTCGCCGCAAGGGGAGCACCCTGTTGCAAACTCTGGAACTGCGCGTTCTCGCCATATTTGGCATCCGGGAGCTTCGCTAGAGCTTGAGCCGCACCGCCATCGGTGCGGCGGGACATGGGACCAGGACCACTAACCTGAGCGGGTTGCATCGGTGGTGGCATCTGATCCTCCTGTCAGCGTTTCAATCTCACGGGCTGCCTGTTCGGCGAATTCGATACGAGAGCGCTTCCACCTGTAATTGGCCAACACCTCGTCCTCAAGCGTGCTGAAGAGTTTGTGGAAAACCCCGAAGATGTCGGCGAACAGTTCGACCACAGCAGCCAGCATCAGCCAGGAGCTAGCTGGACGGGTAGACACAACCACCTCTGAGCGTGGCAGGAACAGGTCTTCGTCATCGTCGTCAAAGTCCTCAGCGGGGTCGCGGTGCATGTTAAACCATTTCCGGCCAGTGCCAAGTACCGCCCTTATTGGAGCCGGAATACTCAGCTTCGTGGAAGAAGATGCCGCCAGGATTCAAAACCACCAGGTCCACGCAGCTTTCGTTTTGGACCCCAGCAATAACAGCAGCCTTGCACTCTGACTTGTATTCGCCACCAGGAGTCCCGTAGCTGACGTAGTGAACGGTGCGGCCAACAGAAGGAACTGCCATTAGTAAGCCGCCGAAGAACGCTCAGTGCCAGGGTTGCCAGGGCTCTTGCCCTGGCCAGGGTTGTAGGTGCCCCCGACAGGCGAGGTACGGAAGCCGCGGATACCCTCACCGGGCCAAGAATTCGCCACATTCGGAGCCGTCATCGACATGCCGTCAAGGCCGTCGGAGTCAATCAGACCAGACCAGTTCGACTCGATAGCGCCAGTGTTGGCAGGGACCGAGCCGGACTCGAAAGTAGTCTCATTGACGTAGTGAACCGGCCCCATGTCACCCTGCCGGGGAGGGGTAGGCGGAACCGCATCGGAGAAATCAGGGCGCTGAAACTGCACACCACCAGGCATGTTAACCAACCTTCCGGCCGCAACAGGCCAGCTTGAGAGTCTTGCGTTTGTCTTCCACGGCTACTTTGGTTCGAGCGCCACACCACTCACAACCAGCCGGGTTCTCTGCTTTACGCAGAGCAATCGTGAACTTTTCGCTGTTGACGTCAAAACCCTGTTCAGCCAGGGCCGCCTTCAGCGCATTGATGTTGATGTCAGCCACTAGGGATTTGCCTCTTCACAGTCGCGCCAAGGTTGGGTGTGCCGGCTCCGCCGGACAGACCCGCAAGAAGTTTCATCACGTCAGGTTGCCCGCCGGCCATAGGACCAGACATAGGGGCAGAAGGCCCCTGCAAGCCACCAGGACCGCCCGGGGGTGCCATTCCGCCAGGACCCATCTGAGAAGCCATATCGGGGCTCTGTGGTGGCGCTGGGGGCTGCTTCGGAACAAAGGCCGCTAGAATAGCGTCGTGCAACGGCATGCCGGCTTCGCGTTTTTTCAGCACCGTGGCCAGCTTGGTGAGCGTGTCCGAAGGATCCTGACCCTGTGCGGCAAGCGCAGGAACCGCCATAGCAGTTTGGGCAATCATCTGCTTGAGCGCGTCGGTCATCTCTTCGGTATCGATTTGTTCCATGACCTGATCGACGTTGAGATCAAAAGGCAACTGTCGCAAAGCGTAGTCACGCGAAATGAGCTTGTCGCCGCGAGCTTGCAGGAGAAACACAAGGGCTCGGTTGGGATCCATGCCTGCGGCCATGCCATACGTGACATCAACCTGATAGACACCGGCAATATCTCGGGAAGGGACATAGGACTCTTCATACTGTTGCCCGTTCACCATGATGCGGATGAAGCGCCGACGGTTACGCCAGAACTTCTCATCCATCTCAAAGGCCGCGCTGATGGCGCGCCGCAACATATCGCCGATCAGAAGCTGGTAGGTTCTCACCTTAGAGTCGATGGTGCCCATCAACTCTTCCATACCACGGCCGGTGACGATCGAGCCGGGAGACTTACCGGTAGCGCCCTCTGGGAAACGAGCACCCACCGTTACATCTTGGTTGAGAATCTCACCGATCTGCCAGGCTGCCGGAGACATCTCCTGTGCGGCATAGTGAATCTTCTCACCCATGTTGGTGCGGATGACACGGTCACGACCAAAGGGAATGTTCACCACATCGGGCGGAACCACCAGGGGCGCGTTCACAGCCTTCTTAGCAGCAGCCATACCCATCTGGGCGAACAGCGCCCTGGCCACCTGAATCCACACCACATCGTCGTAGGCACCACGAGACTCGGAATCGAACTTGGGAGCCTCAGCAATGTAGACGGGGCAGCGGCCGAACTTGTTGGCTATGCGGTTGAGGACCAGGTTGTCACGCGACGGCACAAATGTAACGATCTCGTCGTCATCGTAATAGCACACCATCTCGACTTTGGCGTTAGACTCCACCCGTAGGCCTGACAAGAGCGCTGATGCCACGTGAGGAAACTTCGCAGCCAGAGCCTGTACGTCGGAGTCGTAAACTTTAACGAAACAGCGAGTTCTGCCGTACACGTCAAGGTCGTAATAGCAGCCCAGTGGGTTTTCAAACCTCAGCCTCGGACCGGGCTCGCAGTAGGCGTCACCAAAGTGGGGTTCCAGAATCGTCGGCAGAAACGAATAGGTGTTGAGCCAGTCGGAGGCCTCCACCATCGAGACTTTCAGCCGGCTGTTCTCCAGATAGTTGTGGGCAATGAGAGTACGCCGTTGGGCGTACTTCTTCTGGCGGTCAGAGACCATGACGCCGGCCGTACACGAAACCGTGGGCATCACGCCGATTTGCTCAGCCGAATACTGCGCGGCCACGTTGATGATGTTGGAGACGATCGGCTTAGGGAAGTCATCGGCCAACAGGCCAGGGGCCACACGGTCAAGCTCGTTGGCGCGGATAGCACGAACCTCACCCATACGCAAATCACGAGGGTAGGCACGGATGCGCATGTCCTGGACCTTGCGAGAGATAGCGGAAATTTCCATTATTCCCACCACCTCGCGGGGTTCTGTATCACGGGGCCGTCAGGCTCCGGGGGTTCATCGAAACGACCATTAGACATGGAATACCAGTCGATATTCACGGTGACCTGCTCTTCACGATCCCTCGGAGACAGCCACCCGGAATCCCAGTGGGACGACCCGTCCTGCTGGTCCAGCAGTTCACGGCAGCGAATCTCCGCAAACCACAACGCCATTACGCAGTCTTGGACAGGTGCCCGGTTCATGTTCGGCGTGGGGTACCAGGCAACCAACTGCTCTACAAGGGCTTGCACGCCAGGGTGGCCTTTTCGAGACGGCAGCTCCAGCGCGTTGTATCCCTGCTCCCAGCCCTTGAACAGGTTGGACATCGTCGCGACGCCCCACATCGAATCCCACTTGTTCTTGCCGGTCGTGTGGGCGCTCATCCTCACCGAGCGTGAAGACATCCATGAACGTAGATCCTCATCCTGCAAGATAGACGCCTGAAAGGCGTTGACCTCAATGCGCCATTCGGAGATGCCGTAACGCTTGGTCCACTCCTTCATCACTGCGGATGTTTGGGCGGGAAGGGCTCCGTGCTGGTTCCACACGTCAAGCAGATATCGCCGACCTGATGACAGGTCGGCCCCGACCACGACCATGGCCGTATAGTTTGTAGCAGCCGGATCCAATCCAGCCACGACATATAGGCCTGCCATGCCCTCGGGACGGACTCCTGGCATACCTGGATTGATGACCCCGGGGTGACGACTTCCATTAGTGCAGCCATCAATCTCCGCCTGAGTGAACGTGGTGGACTGGGAGATCTGCGCCTGCATGTACACACGAGACCACATCTCGGCCGACATGTTGTTGCGCTTCTCAGCCAGCGCCGGCCCATCCCACATGCGATAGAAACCGTTGGCGTCAGGCTCGACCCTATCCAAACCAGCCGGGGGAACATTCGTCTTCGGCCACAGGGTCTTCCAGGTCTCCGGGTTATCGGTGAACTCCAACACAGCCGGCTGCGACAGATACGTCCACGGCGACTCACCAGACAGATACCACTCCGGCTTGCGCAGCTCCGAATACAAGTCCTGAGCGGCCAGGCGAGTCCCTACGATGATCAGCTTGCCGGTTCCCGGCTCAAGGCGGGAGTTGATAATCGCCTGGATCCACTCAATCTGCTTCTGAAACTCGTGAGCGTTGTCAAGGTCGCAGCAGTCGTCAAGGATGATGAGGTCAGCACGGGCACCGTAAATCTTCTTGCGAATACCGAGAGCCTGCACCGTGGGGTGCCCGGAAGTGTTGCGCGGCCTAATGGCCGGATTCACCAAGATCATGTCCGCGGACCATTTGGCATCCTTAGAGTTGTAACCCTCAGCCGGAGCAAACGTGTCCTTGAGATCCCGATAGACCATGATGTCTTTGTCAAGACGGTTCTTGATGCCATCAAGGTTTTTCTTCGCCCGGTCCGCCGAGGCGGACACCAGCAGCACCCGCATGTTCGGATCGCGCACGATCCGCCACGTTACATAGTTCTGGCAGAACAGCTCAGACTTTGCGTGGTGCGGGGGAGTGTTGATCAGAAGCAGGTTCGGGTGGCCCGGAATGTAGGTCTGCGCCGGGTGAATGGATCGGGGCTCACGGCCCTCCAGAAGATCCAGCCACTGAAGATGATGGTCGAACAGACGGTTCCCGAGATAGACACTGGAGAACTCTTCGAAGTCAGGGACTTCGGGCGGGCCGGCCTGAGCCTGCTTGGCTCGAATGCGTCTAACCTCGTCGGCAAACCATTGGCGTTCCTTCGGGTCCTTGGACCGGTACAGCCAATACTCATACGCCTTGACGGTGACGCCAACATATTCACACGAACGCTCAATCGACCAACCTTCACGAAGCTTTTCCAGAACAATTCTCTTGGCATCGGGTCGGGAAGGTTTCGGGCTGAGCGTTTTCATAAACCACGGGATATTTCTACGGAATTATTTTCGGGCAGCACAAAGGCCCCCGGAGGGGGCCACAGAGCCCCCCGCGAGGGTAGCGGGGGGCGGGATGCAGCCGGGACGGCTGCTCTACCGGACCGGGACCCCCGCGTCTCGCGGGGGTGCTTTCATGGGCGGGCTTTGAGGCCCGCCCTTCTACGTAACCTGGAATATGGCCGGCCTTAAGGGCCGGCCTATCAGTGGGGGGCAGGGCTTGATGCCCTGCCCTTACCGGAAGGACCGAGCGCACCGGCCCCCCTCGCGTCCCTCGCTTGCGCTCGGTCCGCTCTTTTAAAACCCCCCAATATTAATAGGGCGACCAAAATCGACCTCTGGACGCATGGTTTCAAAACCTTTACCAAATCGTTATAATAGAACCCCCACAAGGGGGTTCAAACCCGGACATGTTGCTGGCATCTTCCTAGGAAAATTTTTTGGGGTTGCAGCACCACACCACACCGCTGCGCTTTAACATCCGCCGGTTGATCGTTTAGCCGGCCGAGCAAGATCATCCACATACTGAGAAGTTGATCTTCCAAAATGTGAGAAACCGCAGGTCAGAGGCTATGTCAAGGGCTTAATGATCATTAAGGGCAGCGACCATGATCCACATCGCCTTGGCAAATGATCTTGCGTCTGACCTGGGGGCCGGCTCCGCATAATGTAGATTATGCGGACTATCAAGATCAATAATATTGAAACAAAGATCAACGATCTTATCACGTTTGCGTGATCTTAAAGGCACTCGGCGGCTTGTTTGATCATGTTTGCAGAAACATAACACCGTTATCGAATGATGTATGCCCAGCTCAGGGCCATGATCAGCCGGCTATTAGACGCGTTATCCAACAATTAGCCGGCTACGGTGATCCACATTGAGCTCAGGGGAGATGGCACGTCGATTGTTCAACGTGTTGACGGTAAACATGCAGTAAATTGGCTATAGACAGAACTCCACGGCAGGTCTAGCTTTGGTGTTGCAAGGCAAGCCGGTCCGGCAGACTCGAAAGGACTGTTGGGCGAGGGCGCTGGTCTGTTGAGAACTGAATAGTGGATGATCTCTCCTAGCAGGGGCTAGAGCCCCTGTCAACTCTCCTAATGTGAGTGTGTGTGGTGGGTCGCACCTTTGCCCGTTCTGCTCAATCTGAGTGGCTGTGACAACACCAGCTAGGCACTACCACACATGCTCAGAGCACACGCCCTATGGCGTGTGTCAAAGGGAGAGAGGAAGCCAATGAAGGTGTTCAGTGTTCTGATCTACACATCGGAAATCTGCTACCGCGCTATGGTGGACGCTGCGAATGAGAGGCACGCGATTTTGCGTGCCAGCGTGGAACTAACCACTGAGATTGAGCGAGAGCGTGATAACGGTGTCATCAGTGAGGCTGAGTACAAAGAGCGCATAGCCACCCTGTATGACGAGACACTGGATATTTCGGTGCATGCTGAGTAACTCCTGATCCAAGTGACGCGCACAGCGTGCGCGTTGCTTAGAGCGCTGGTCATCAGACCAGCGTTAAGGGAGGAGAGAGATGAACGACTTTGCTCCGGAAGACTCGGAGACCCCCTGCGACCCGACTGAGCCCTGCGACGCAATCCAGTGGTGTTCGGTGCACGCTGAGGAGGAAAGCGCATGAGTGAGAAGTTCACGGGTCTGAATCTCCAGGTCCGCAACATTCACGGTGACGTCATCCTGGACCGGTGTGTGTTCATGGAAACCACCATGGAAGTCACTCAGGGGCTGGCCGACCGCAACCACGAGGAATACCACGTCTTTGACAGGGATGGTCACTGCATCGAGGTGGTTAAGCCGACGGAGACGCGAGCATTCTGACACTGCTCATGTCGAAGGACTGACGGGTTTCGGGTGGAGGCGCTAGCGCCTCTGCCAATGGCCAATCAGGTCTAGGTAAGGGGAAACCGTGGCTACGAAGATCTTTGGTTCCGAGCGCATTACCCGTGAGTTTGCCTACGGCGCGCACTACCAAACACACTTCTTCAATCGCGTGATCAACGGCAAGGTGTTCTGCTTCGCGGCGGTCTATGACCGCGCGACCGGTGTGTTGTTCCAGGTGCGTGTAGATGAGCTTGGCAAGGGTAAGCGCCACAGCTTTGTGTTCGGCAACTGAACAGGTTTCGGGATCAGCGCGCCGTAAGGCGCGTCGGTCCTGATGTTCTGCTCAGAACGAGTGGAATGGTGGAAGGAGAGAGCGTGGATGAGCGTTTGATTCGGGCATTACTGGCCATCATGAACCTCAGCCCAGACAAGCCGCCAGAGTGTTCCTGGTTCGCGGAGATCGTGGAGGTGGGTGAGTTCGGAAAGAGCACTGGCATTGAACAACGGATGGTGTTTTGGCTACTAAAGGATGGTAGCGCGCACGACACTAGCCAACTCATCAGTTCGTAGTTGATCAACAGTTCGGGTGGTCTGCACACTGTGTAGGCTGCTCTCTCTGCTGATCAGCAGGGAAAGACAGGGGAGAGCAATGGACATCAATGATCAGCGTGACTACGCCGAAGAAGCCGCAAACCAGGCGCTCATGCTCGAACAGCAGGAGGAAGAGGACACCCCGGAAACCGTCTATCAGGTCAACTACCACCAGAGCGACCGGGGTACGTGGTGCCGTTGGTCCATGTGCGTGGTGAATCCGGGAAAGTCCCGGTGTCCGGATCAGTGCAAGGAGAGCAGGGTTCTGGTCGTGGAGGTCAGCAGTGGAACGCGGTAACAAGAATTTCAAGGTGACCGTGGTATTCCAAGACGACACCACCGAAGACCTGTTCTACTACGCGAACTCACACGACATGGCAGCGTTCTTGGCCGGCCTTACCTTGGGTTCGCGTGGCGACGGTTACCGGGTGAAAAACTTGGTGGCCAATCAGATCATCGAAAACCCATGCAAGTACTGAAGGTAGCTAGTGGTGCCGGGGTTCTAACCCCGGCACCGCCAGGATCACTCAGTGCAAAGTGATTCAGAAGTGGAGAGATACAGTGAAAGCGCGGT